CGTGCTAGTTTGCGCTATGGCTTGCTGTTTCTGTATTTCAGCCTGAGCAGCCACCTGTTGTGCTTGCGCGTTTGCTTGTGCTTGTGCTTGAATATTTTGTTGCTGCATCAACTGATCTTGCTGTTGCTTCTTTTTTCTGCGTATTTTAAGAAGTTGATTAGCTAATTTAATATTTTTAATCTCTCTTATATCTATAGCGTCTTCTAACTCTATGCCGTTTTTAGATAAAGCTATCTGGATATTGTTTTCAAGCATTTGTTTTTCTTCTTCGTCAGGTGCTAGTTCTAGAAGTATACCAAAATCATACAAATGCAGATCAGCCATTTCGCTTAGTGTCGCTACGTTGTGTCCACCTATCTTTTGTATAAAAGCATCTCTAGTTGGAGAGTATTCTATTATGTCAGATATTCTTAACGATATTGCTTCTGCTAGTTCGGCTGTTAAAAATAAACCACTTTGCAGTATATGCCTAGTGGCGGTGTTTGAGTTTGCAGCTGCCATTTTCTGTACACCTACTAGAGCGTTTCTATCCGGAGTACTACCGTCGCGCGCCTCGTTCAATCCGGTGACATCTCTGATCATTTGGAGGTAGTAGTTATATGTTTGTATCAGTGAAGCTAATTTAGCTCCTCCTGAGCCGCTCTGTATCTCCTGGATAGGCACTTTGCCTGGATTCATATCTCCATCAGCAGTCATTGACCTACCAATTATACTACCTGTTTGGAAGAACATGTTTAAAGCCTCTTGTGGATTATAGTTTGTTCCGTTACCTAAATCTATTTCAGCTAAGCCATCAGCGTCTAAGTATATACCATCAGGTATCATGCGAGACATTACTTGCTGTAGCTTCAAGTGTGTAAGCTGTATCATGTCAGCAAAAGTAGTTATTCTACTAACTAAAGATTCAATACGACCCTTATACATTCTAGGTGCTACTATAGAGTAGTTCATTTTGACCTTAGTGTAGTCGCTTTTAGGTCTCATCATATTCTTAGCTAGCTCCCATTTCAAAAGCTGCTTAGTACCTAGAATCATAGCTCCTTCGTAAAGCACTTCTATTTGCCTAGACATCTTGCCAAATCTCTCTTCTAGCAATTCGTTAGGTGGATTAAATTGATCGTCTTTAATTATAACCTTGCTAGCGCCAGTAGATGTTTCTTTTACTTTATATACTTCGTTAGCGTAAGTCTTAAAATTAAAGTACAATACTTGAACTTGGTTTCTATCTATATTAGTAGACTCAACAATACTTCTATTGTAGAACCCGGTGTTTTGATAGCCTTGCTTGCTCATGTTTTCTAAATCTCCATCCGTAAGATCAGGAAACTCTTTTTTAAGCTCATTGATAGGCACTGTCTTAATTTCACCTACGTAATATAAATCATCAAAATATGGTGACTCAGTGTATGAGTAAACTATATTTGCTGGATCAACGTAATCTACTTTAACTCCTTCAGATTTGGTAAAGCTATTTTTAACTGCACCTATACCTAGGACTGTTAGATCATAGTTAATTCTTTTTCTTATAAGCTCGTATCTATTGCCTTCAAGTATAGTATTTATAGCCTGTTCCTCTGCTAACTCAACAGCTTGCTTATAATTTAGCTGCATATGCAACTGTAACTCTTCTTCGCTATCAGGAAGCTGCTCTGGAGGCGTTGTAGATATGGACATACCGAAAGCTTCTTCCGTAAAAGCATTCAGCTCTTTAGTTTTCATGTCGGCAAGTATACTTTCCATATACTTGGTTCTTTTAGAAACTCCGTACGGATCTTGAGAGTATGCTTTTATATCAAAGGTTCTCTCTGATATACCGTTAACTACTATGTCAACGAATTTAGGTATAATAGGAATAGGCTTCCAGTCTAAGTTTAAATAACTTAAGTCACCATTGATTGATAACTCATCTTTGTATTTTTGTATTGATTGCTCTCCTCTAGCGTATAATCTTAACTTATGAAAAGTATTTTGATTACTAGCGAATCGATTAGTTCCAGAATCTCTATTGAACCACTCGTATTCAATAGCTTTACCGATCTTAAGACCGTATTCCTCTGAAGCTTTCTCTATGTCGCTAACGACTTGACTAGGAAAATAATGTGATGTAACTGACTCAGCCATACTAATTTTCTATTATTTTTGAATTGTAGCCTGCATTTGCATACTTGGCTATACTTAAATTTACTTTCTTTTTCTCTACACTTTGTTTCGGCGAATACAAATGCCTGTTACAAGCCATGATAGCTAGTCCAGAACTAATTGTAGCATCAAACTTTGTTCTCCTTGTTATATCGAATTTTGCCCAATCATTTAATGTATCATTAAAAGGCATATTGCCAAAGCCTGTGTTTGTTTCTCCTACATGATCATTTATGTACATTTCTATTGCAGCAGCATGAGCTTGCTTTATATCTTCGCTTGAGTTAGGCATACCACCTATTTCTCTTTCTGTTACAGATAACTTATTCCAAACTTTGTCTGGCCTGTTCATTGAAAAGCCTCTGTAGCCTCTTCTTTTTAAATAATACAATAACCTTGGCTTGTTGTTCTCCGCTAGTATTGGCATACCGTAAAATATGCA